ATATATTAGAATAGTGTATTGTGGGACTCTAAGGCCTGAGGAGAATATCCTGCAAATCATCAGCGATTTTCAAACATTGTGTGCACAGAATGACATGTACAGGCTTGTGATCTGTTATGGCAAGATCTGTGGTGGATCTGAATTTAAGACAGCTGTCAACGCAGCTCTCGAAGCATGTGAGGATAGCACAGCTATTGAAGTACATCGCCGTCTGAGTCATCGCGATGCATGCTATGAAATTTATAAGAGTGATTATGGTATTTGCCAATCCCCTTCCTGGAGCAGCAATGGTGAAAGGAGTACCAAGCTAATGGAGTACAAGCTATATGGTTTGAACACGATCACGAGCATCAATGACCTGTATGAATATGATACGCCAATTACGCATCCAGCAGATAAATAAATTTCGCTGGAACCTCGGTCTGTGGCGTGACCTGGACCACACCTTTCTTCTGCCAGTACTTTTTGAGCTCAGCATTCTCCAAGAAATTTGGAAGATAGTTCCCAAGTCCAGATTCACCGGCGTCCAGCTGATTGCCAAAAACAGCCATCACGATGCCAAGTGGTATCGTGGTATTCGCAGTGACGCGCTTAATACCCTTCTTAGTCAGGTATGCCTGGATTAACGAGTCCTGCAGGATTGCTCTTGCGACCTTATTGACTCTACCAGTGTTAGGCCTCTGTCGTGCCGTTTTGGTGACATCATCAATACCAGGTGTGGATGCAATGACTGCTCCACCGCGCTGCCCTTCCTGAGCATGTTTAAGTTTCTTTAGCAGAGTGTTCACAGCGTATGTCTCGCCATTCTTTTTCAGAACAGGAATATTGTGCTGTATGCAACTGTCAATCAGTTGCCCATAATCAAAGCCCTTGACCGGGAAGCTATCAATTGGACCTGCCATGTCACGTATGTATGTATCTATCAGTCACTATTCTTACTGATAGATAAGATTTGTTTTATAAAATTAGATACGACCACTGCGAACAAACCTGTAAAAATCAGTGAACGTTGCGTATTGTAAGATCAATGGATCTTGGTCTGGTTGAAGTAGACTCTCCTTTAGTTCGTGCCAAATATCTGATAAAGCCTCATCGCGCTCAGCCGCTGCAACCATCCTTTTTGCATCCATTTGAGTGATATACTGCCGACCGGATCGATTGTCCATTTCTTGAACCGTATAATATTAATTATGGACCACACTTTATTTCACCCATATGAACGACCACATGATGCATCACATATCATACGAATACCTAACACGACTTGAGTGTTCATAACAAAATCGAACCCATCGTGGCCAGGAGACTTGACCCAATGCTGCTGTGTTGGTGCGAATCGGCCTTTTTTAGCCCATCATAGTGATAGTCCTCCCACTCTCCCAGCGTCATCTCCCCTTTCACACTCTCTCTTTGTCCCGCCCAGGCGGTTCACCCACGAACCGGTACCATATCCAACACATTATAACCAAAATCAGGAGTATCCAGTCATTTGATTGACTGATCAAAATGGATATTCGTACCCGTAATTAACAATGTCCTGACCATATATGTCCTCCACTAATTTCCTGATTTTCTCGTTGTAAAACCATACATAGTCGGGACTTAGTTTGATAATATTCGATGCCTTCATATTTCCAACAAAGTAATTTATCTTTGTATTTTTCACTCGTACATGATCGTTTTGTGACTTTGTTATATAGTCATATGACTGTTTGAACTGTGTTTTGCATTTTGTATCTATTTCTTGCAACCCCAGTCCAACGTTTTCTATCTTGACAATTTTATCCATGAATTTATCCCAATTAGAGGTTTGTTTGATGCTGTGATAATTGATTGATGGACCAAAGTCAAATCCATTTTTTATTCTTTTCAGGTACTCCATGAAAGAAATATCAAACCGTACTTTCCCTCGATGTAGATTACTGACAAGAACAAAATAGTTTGAGACCGCTCTTTTGTAAGGATCCCTGACCATTTTGAATTTAAAATACTGTGGATCCGCAACAAGTTGATTATTGATCCTACCAAACTGCTTGTAAAAAATGGGCCTATGATCATGGATCCACTTATGCTTTTTGATAACATCATCGAAGATTTTCATATTCTTGTAAAACATAGAGACTGACGCCGTACAGGCTGCGCGCGGGGTCCAAAACATTATTACTTTTGATTGGTTGTCGATCAATGCATTTGCATCATTACTGATCTTGTTTATAGGGTACATTATAGTATATTGTACATTAAAAATCATACACTCTCGTGGATTAGGAATTTTGTCACAGTGTATCAATACAATCCCATCACATGCCACATCACCATGTCACATCACCATGCCACATCACGTATCACATATCGCATCAATCACATGATGCATCACATATCATGCGAATACCTAACACGACTGGAGTGTTCATAACAAAATCGAACCCATCGTGGCCATGAGACTTGGCCCAATGCTGCTGTGTTGGTGCGAATCCATTGCCAATATGCCTTTTTAAGACCATCATAGTGATAGTCCTCCCATTCTCCCAGCGTCATCTCCCCTCTCACACTCTCTCTTTGTCCCGCCCAGGCGGCTCGTGGGTGAACCGGCACCATATCCAACACATTGTGACCAAAATCAGGAGTGTCCACGGTGTCCACTGTGTCCACTGTATCATTGCTCTGGGTATTCGCCACCATACCTGCAGTCAGCTCAACAACAATCGGCTGTTCTATGTCCTTTAATAATCTTTACAGGATGATTTTTTCGCCATATTTACGCTCATTCTCATTGAATGGCCAGAATGGCCACTGCACCTGTACCAGGTGTAAAATCCACAATGGTCATTTTTCGAATCCTTTTTTTACCCATGAACTCCTTGACAACTTCTCGAACCTTCACGTGCTCCTCCTGTAAACTCTCAATGAGAGCAGATACCCTCTCACTTTGCTCTTTTCGTGACAGATTGATCCTCAAGTCTTCGAGGAAGGCGATGATCTCATTGTATGCCCGAGCCCCATCAACAACACAACCATCACCACCGCTGCCATCACCATGTTTCACAGCATCCTCCAGATCCATGAGAACATAGCGCTGGCGACCAGCATCATACCCAATATTTCTATGACCTGGATCGCCATGAGTATATCCAGCAAGGTGGAAAGCATCCAACGCCATCACAACATCTGTGATGAGTCGGTCCAATTCATCATCACTCAGTGCACCCAGGTATTCTGCACTCAGTGCAACGATCTGCTTATAGACTATGGCTCGAAGCTCTGGAGTGTTTGAGATTGACAGGACTGGTACAACCGCTTTGCGCAGGATACCACGTGCTATTTTAACCTCGTTTGTCAGCTTCTTGGCGGGAGTCTTTCTATCAAATATTTTCAACACTTTGCCACTCTCTGGGAATAATAGGATTAGACTCTCCCCACTACTTGCCACCAAGGTAAATGGCTCACCCAAATCGATGTCCAGCTGCCCCAGCTCCCCGATCAGAGAAGGTGTATGTACAAACTGCTCTAATGCTCTTTGGCATTCATTCTTGGACTGTATTTGCCAAAGGGGACAGAACTGATCAAGTAATCTGTCTATAAACCCCATATATCTTAAGCAAATATCATATTCAATGGGTGTATCGACAAAAATCATTTTACTTTTAACATTACGATTAATTAAAAGCAAAATTAACGACTCATACCATACGCACGCACCATTAGCACTGGCCGATCTCGAAGAAGCGGCGGTTAGTGTCTGGTTCGAAGCTGGACTGGAGGAATGGACCAATATCGCGCTTGGGGATGACTGGGTCTGAGCGGATCTGGAGGTTGGGGTTCTTCAGACTCTGTCCGACTGTGTTAATACCGAAGTGGTGGCCCGACTCTAGGAAGTTCTGGTCGGTCAAGTGGCCCTGGGCCTGGGGGTTGACAACCTGCCAGGTGTTGTGACCATCCTCACGTGGCATCAGTTCGGCCGAGGTGAGAGTATCGCGACCGCCGCAACCGGCACCGTTGGCACCGGTGGCAAGTGGAGCGGTGTTGCTGAACTGTTGGTTGACTGGAACCTGGGGGGCATAGTTGTTAGAGACCTGGGGGAATGGCAGGATGTTGGTGTTAGCCTTCATCAGACGGTGATCACAACCTGGGCTGGCGACCGTCTCAACCTGTTCGTGGCAAGTGGCAGCTGGGGCACCCTCCATGGAGGCAGGTGGGAGAACTGCCATTGGACTGCAACCATCACTGATAGCAGGAGTGCTTTCGGCTAGGGCGGCCATGACTTCTGGGGTGTGAGTTACCTCGCCCTCGTTATTAGCGACACTATCATTTCCAACAGTATTGCGACCCATAAAATAGATAAGTCCAAGACCAATCACGGCCAGGACGATGAAACTCAGAATGTTGTTATCGACCATATTTTATCTCCGTCCAGATATATATCTATACCTGACATAATATTCTTTCTTTGTATCTGAAAGCTTTCCTGGATTGATTCCTCCAAAATCTCTATATACAGTCGGTTGCAATGACATTGCAACCGACTGAGTTGCGACTGTAAGAATACTCACTCATCCCCTAGTTCTTAAGCATCAAATTGCACCTGTCTCTCCTAAATTGTTGCTGAGTCATGAAACTGCTAACTCACCTACAGCTACCGCTACAGCTACAGCTACCGCTACCGCTACAGCTACCGTTACTGGGCCACTTACTCGACTTTTGGAAAATTCTTCAAAAAAGCGATGATTACATTGCAGTCGTTCTGCTTTGTATGAATTTTTGCAGTATTTCTGCATGGTCGAATGCCATCTTACAGCCTGTAAAGGAATCCAGAGAGACCCATTGGTAATCGACAGCATCATCTCCAGCTCTGATTACGCTCATCTTCTCAATTGGTACGGTTGCATGAAAAACATGACTGATGGTGAATCCTCTTGGGTCTCGCTCTTTATTACCTATCGTGGTGTAATAGGACAAGTCAGCACGCGATAGACTCAGTCCGGTCTCCTCTCTCAGTTCACGTCGAGCCGCATCTATCAAATCAGCATCAGTGGCCTCAACCCTCCCTCCTGGAAAGGCCCAGGTGCCCTTGTATGGAGTTTTGCCCCTCTTGATCATGAGCACTTTGTCTCCTGAACTATCAATAGCAATTACGTCAACTGTGGAGATCACGGGTTTCTTGTGTGGTACCCGATGGTTAAGGGCAAATCCGTTGCCAACATGGTTCCACCAACCTCCGCTCCGTCCTGGTCCTTGATAGATGTGCTCATAGCGTGGTAAATGCCATCCAGATCTACCATACCCCATGTCTTGGCTCTTGATGTATATCCGAAAATGGTCCATGCATCTGTTCCTTCCTTGATCATGACACGGTGAAAATCCCTCTCACCATCCAGGTAATTGAAGCTCCATCGGTTACGTTGATGGGTGGTGAATGACTTGCTGTCAGCAGACTCGTGACCACTACGTAGAGCTTCTGGATCAACACCTTTCAAATCCAGAATCCTCTCCTCGTATCCACCCGAAAGGATGAAACTGAAGTCCGTGTTTCCATGGATGATCATGATACCCTCTATCTGGATCAGACTGGACAAAATGGTGGATACACAGTCCTGGCCCATCGTTGCCCCACGAACAAATGTAGTATCTATACAGGAAAGGGCGGCCCTTGTCGTCCCTGATCACTTTGACTGGCAGAATATTTGTAATCAATGTAATGCAACATCTCACAAATATATCCAGATATCTGGACACACTAGAGAGTATGTAATCGTACATATATGTGGCGTGGTGTAGTGTGGTGTGGTCGTGGTGTGGTGCGATGTGGTGTGGTGCGGTGTGTGAACTAGGTACTATTCATTTTTACAAATCTGGTATAGAAATGCTTGACATGCGCCACAGTCTCACATAAGCCATCCCTGACATACAGGCACATTTTCCTGGAGTGTGCACTTTTTTCTGAGAATCTTTGACTTTGAAAATTATTTTTAATCCTCCAAAATGTTTGTGAATTTTCACACTCCAGTAACTCTAATAGTCCAATTATTAGCTAGGTCTAAGGTACCAAAGTCTTCTGACTCAGGAACTATCAATCCTCCTCTTGTACAGCTACCGTTACTGTAGCGTGCACTTTTTTCTGAGAATCTTTGACTTTGAAAATTATTTTTAATCCTCCAAAATGTTTGTGAATTTTCACACTCCAGCAACTGTAGCTGTTTAACTATTAGCTAAGTCCAAAGCACCAAGGTCTTCTGACTCAGGAACTATCAATCCTCCTCTTGTACAGGCACCATACGCACCACAATGGTGCGGGTAGCGTGCACTTTTTTCTGAGATTTCCGGCCCTCTGGGCCACTTCCTCTGACTTTGAAATTTATTTTCAATCCTCCAAAATGTTTTTCAAGGAGCTATGTGGGGTGGTAGGTTTGCTCATCTCTTCCTCATTGCTTGCGTTTTTCGCACACCATGGATAGGGGACTGGCAGTGGATTTTTCAACAGAATCTCAGCCTTGATCAGACTGAACAATTCACCTCTTGCAGTGTTGGTATTATCAGTACTGTCGTCAGCAATCGTTGTGGTTGTGGTGGTTGCGGTGTAATCTTTCATCCTCTGAAACATATTATGGTGTTCAATACACCATTTACATTCTGCCATCACTCTGACAACTTCCTCCAGTGTTTTGTCAGAGTTTCCGCTGATCCATGCCTGACACAATTTGCTGTCCTCTCGGTAATCCATTCCCTCTGCTACGAGTGCGTCTCGTAGGAGACTCATCTTTTGCCGCTGTTTTTGAGACTTCTCTATTGCTCGGGTCATCTTGATTGATAGCAACACTTGCTCTTGGACATGATTACAAGCCATTTTCCAATATATGTCCGGACTTTGGCTAAAACTATCCTTTTCTGCGATGTAGTAAGCAGTTGTCTGCAGGTTGGAATGATTTCCAAGATTGACTGCATACTCTGGTGAAATGATTCGCCCACTTGTAATCACATCTGATCCGCCCTCATGGTCTACATCCTCATAGCTATCATGGTCATCATAGCTATCATAGCCGCCATAGCTATCGTAGTCATCATAGCTATCATAGTCGCCATAGCTGCCATGATCAGCTCCGCTACTGATATCAAGAGAGTCTTGCAGCCTACACAGTTCTACATTTCCATATTGATCAGCATACTCTGCAAAAAAATCTTTACCAAATTGGTTGAGACAATATACTTCGGTCACCTCGCGGGCATGGCAGCAGGAATGACACGCCCTCTTGATCTGCAAGTACAAAAGTGCAATCATCTCATCATCGTCCCAATAGTTTTCTGGACATTCAATGAGAGGTGCCAATGGAGCATTTTCGTATGCGAGCATCTCTGATTTTACGGTTGGTTTGTGGTTTGTGGTGAGCCTGCCTGACCCCCAGGCAGTCAATTTTTTACACGTTTCCTGCACGCACTCGCACGTACTTACAGTTTTTTACTGCTCTGTCTGCTCTGCCTACCTCCGTTCGCATTCGCCTTTTTCTCCTCCGGTAGATTTGGTAGTGAGTATACAGGCACCATTGCTGCAGCGTGCACTTTTTCTGAAATTTATTTTCAATCCTCCTAAATGTTTGACTTTGAAAATTATTTTTAATCGTCCAAAATGTTTGTGAATTTTCGCGTCTCAGTTACTGTAATTGTGTTACTATCAGCTAGGTCTAGGGCACCTAAGCTTTCTGACTCAGGAACTATTAATCTACCTCTTACACAGGCACCATTGCTGTAGCGTGCACTTTTTTCTGAGAATCTTTGACTTTGAAAATTATTTTTAATCGTCCAAAATGTTTGTGAATTTTCGCGTCTCAGTTACTGTAACTGTACAGCTATTAGCTAGGTCCAAGGCGTTTTGCTACCGGCTGTGGCTCGGGCCCTGTGCACTTGGTCTCGGGCAACTTAATAGTACACAGGCACATGTGCCTGTTCATCCCACACAAAAGAGAGAGCATTTGCAGACCTGTTCCCTTTTCGCTCTCGCTTCAACTCGGGCAACACGAACATGTTAGAGACGGGGCGCACAGTGAGCGGCGAGGCGGAGCCGAGCCAGTGAGCGTGGCGCAGCCATGCGAACCGGCACCTAAGAGGATTGTGTGGAGGGGTGATGAGATTGCCAAAGGAGACACAGGTCGACCCTGTTCTCTAGAGCTTGAGCATCTAGGTTCACTATTCACATATTCGAATGGAGGGATCAACAAAATTGAACAATCATGTAAGTGAATTACTCATCATGTACTGATCTATTTGAAAATGTCTAAAAGCTCAACAGATTCTCTCACTACCACTCTCACTACCACTCCCACCGACACTCTTCGTACAAGTGGTAGGTCTGAACAATCCACTCCGCAGGTTGCATTGCAACCTGTTCCGGAGCTTAACCATGCTACTCTGATGGGTCTGGCTGAGAATCTCAGAACTGGGAACATCATTCTTGATGTGTTGATGATGACAATTGTTAGTGCATTGCTTCGCTTCTTCTTGGACCTGATAAGGTGGGAGACCCTGCAGAAAGGAGTACACCACCTGAAGACGCTAGGTACCTGGCTTCTGCCAAAAAAGAAGACCAAGAAACCCCCCAAGCCCATGAACCAATGTATTATTTGTTATGACTACAATAGGACTCCACAGGGAGATGTGTACGTCGAGAACGGTTATGTGAAATACAACGAATTCTATTTCCTGGCGTTGTATCAGTTCCTTTCCCGCAACGCAGCGCAGATGGCGAGTGCTGAACTAAACATTACGTACAGCAAGTCTGGTTACCGTAAGCCGTGGCAGTCATACCGTGATTACACTGTTGGTGCGCGCCCTCTGAAGACTCTTGAGATTGATGGATTTTTCGTCAACTACTCAGAGAACACTATCAAGCCAGACCTGACCAAGCTTCTTGAGAGTGATTGTAAGAGTGAGGAAACTCAAAAGGCAATCCGCGAGTATCTCAGAGGTAACAACCACACGCGGATTCAGAAAAAGATCATCGTGGAGAGTGAAAAACCAACAGATGAAATCATGAAATTTATCGACAAGATTTACCAGGATTATGTGGATCACAGGTATCCAATTCCTCCGAAAAAAACAGAGGCAGATACACCACCGCGTCCCAATCCCAAATACTATTTCTGCAGACAGCCAAACAGCAAGAACAGTTACGAACGATATGAGCTGCACGTCAAGAAGACGTTTGACACCCTGTACTTCCCACGCAAGGAGAAGCTACTGAAACGCCTGGATCGATTTGCAGCTGGACAAACGACGAGTGGCAAATTTACAGTCCTTCTGCATGGTCCTCCTGGAGGTGGGAAGACGAGTTTCATCAAGGCATTGTGCAACCACACCAAATGCCATGTCATCAACATCAAGTTGAGCCAGTTTGAAAATCTTCAGCAGCTCATGAATGTCTTCCATCGCGAATATCTCTGGATCCCCGAGATCGATGACAGGATGTATATCCCCATCAACAAGCGCATCTATCTGTTCGAGGATATTGATTGTGACAACAACAAAATTGTCCTGAAACGCACTGAGGATCAGGAGAAACAGATCAAAGAACACCTCAAAAAACAGCGACACCGGGCCCAGAGCGCGCGCAAGGGCAAGGGCAAGGGCAAGGGTAAGGGTAAGGACAAGGGCAAGAAGGACCACAAGGACCACAAGGACCACAAGGACCGTAAGGACCGGAAAGACCGTAAGGACCGTGAGGACAAGAAGGACCGGAAGGCCGATAGCTCTACCCCCACCAAGAACAGTAAGAATGGTGAGGATGGTAAGGACAGCAAGGAAGGCACAGACTCCAGTGACAGTTCCTCCGATGAGATCGGAGTAAACGGCTCTTCGAGCTGGAGTTCCGGGTCCAGCGACAGCTCTGGGTCCAGCAGCGACAGCTCCAGTGACAGCATTGGTGGTCTCTTCACAAATGATAACAGCAACTTTTTCGGCAGTTTTGCTCGATCCAAGTACACAAGTGCCACTCCAGCCAATCCGCTCGAGGCCCCGAGTCTGAGTCTAGCGGGTATTCTCAATCTGCTGGACGGTGTTCTTGAACTGAATGGTTGCTATATCGTTATGACTACGAACCACAAGGACAAGCTCGATAAGGCCTTGACACGACCAGGTCGTGTCAATTACGAACAGGAGCTCACATTCATGGAGCAGCCGGACATGTATCAGATGATTGAACAGTATGTTCCGAAATATCGTTGGCAGCTCCGCAACCTTGGCAAGGAATCCAAGAAGAAGACTACTCTGATCAGTGAGATCGAGGAAAAGAATCAGGGCAAGAAGAGCAATGATGACAAGGTTGACAAGATTGACAAGGTTGACAAGAATGATGAGGAGAGCAGTGACTGTTCATCATTGGATGACGAAATGCACAAGAAGCGTGTACAGCTTTACTCTGCTGAATGGGAGCAACAACAGTTGGCAGAAATCAAGCGTAAGATGGGGACGCAGCCGAAACTGTTCAGTGGAATCACGGAGTCTGAGGATCCCAAGAAGATGTTCAAGTCGCTCTTGGTAGATGTTGAAAAACTGCAGACGATGCCATGCATGTATGAAACTATTTGCCAGAATGAGGATCACATCCTTGAGATCCTCAACAATATGGTTGATTATATTCTGGACAAGGAACTAGAGAGGGAAACAGCGGAGATTCGGGCCAAAGAATACGAGGAAGAGCAGCAGCGTAAGCGTGAGCAGGAGAAAAAGCGCAACAAAGCACAGCTCTCATACACTAGTCGGTACACGACATATGGGTACCCCAAACCGAGAGGGCGTGGTCGAAAACGTGGGAATGCCTGGAATGCATTTGATGCAGACACATACTTTCCTTAGGTTCAGATGCTCCCGACCGACCTTTCCCTCCTTTGGAAAAATGAATATATTCACAATACAATCACAACAATCACAACAATCACAACAATCACAGTAAATATGGTTGAAATCTGGAAGAATGCTCATGTCAACTTCCCTGATGGTTTGGCTGAATGTCAACAACTATTGGAAGGTCTGAAGACCAATGGCGAGGCTAGTCTATCCGGATATATGCTGTGTGGCGCTACTTTTGTGGAACAAGACACACAATACCTGGGACAAACACGCGGATTTACTTTCCACACAGTACGTGTAAAGCACGAGGATGTACCACGACCTGACCAGACTGCGTTCTATAACCTCACTCTGACCCTCCGACCTGATAATAGCGAGCGCAAGCAACTGCTTGCTTATCTTGAGGATCACATTGCTGGTGTGAGAAAAGCACAGTCTATTGTAGATTTGTTGCGGCGATGAGAATCCAAGTGATGACTGATTTGATTCGGATGGCAAGTAATTTATCTTTGCAATACATAAATACAAAGATAAATATAATTAATTTAATATAAAATGTTATCATCACAATTTACTGTTTTCTTATACATACCCCGGGCCGAGATAGCGGCTCAGCTGGCATCTGGTAATGAAATATCATTCAAACCGACCTTCCAGGCCTGGGAAGGACTCGGTATCTTCGGCATTGGCTACGCCAGCTGCAAACCGCGCCTCTTTGTTAGACCTAGTTCCATCCTGGTGGGAGGATATCGCCACACATCTGGTCGTGACTTTGCCAAGGCAGCGATAGAACTTGGTTACAGTGTCGATCACTGCGTTTCTATCAGAATTACAAATGCTGAGCGAAGACGCATACTGCAGGTGATTCAGCACAACCCATATGAATGCGTAACTTTGGGCTGAACTGATACAAATTACAGTCACTTCCAATCGGTGGAAACGAGATGCATGGTGAGAATCGACACCTGTCGTCGGTCTGCTCGCTGGTCCAAACAAAATTGATGAATCACATTCAGTTCTATCTTGATCCCTACAATATCAACAATGGACGAATACGAAGAAAAATTGGCTGAACTGAAAGCTGACTATCTGGATGACAGCATCCCGGGAGGTCTCTTCTATGAAGCCATGCGACAAATCTGTGAAACAAGTGATTCCTGTTGGAGAAAATCCTTCGACATCACGGAGCAATATATCCAAACCCTGGAAGAGTATGTCCAGGCCTTGAAAGAAAAATTAGCCGAAAAGGACCGACCTTAAATCTAGGAGTGTCCAACCGATTGTCTTCACTCACTTTGCGAAGGGAACCACCAGAAAATTGAACAAAGTTTGAACACAGTAACATGAGTGTGCCAGTTTAACCCCAGTTTAACCCCAGTTTAACCCCACTATGAGTTCCTCCGATAAGATCGGAGTTTACGGCTCGAAGAGCCGGTCCAGTGACGATGAGTTGCCTCTGGATCAATTGTTCAAGAAAAAGCAAAAGGCCATTCGCCTCCACAAAAGAAAACTGTTGAAAGAAAAAGCTGCGACAAAACAAGCCTATATCAACTCTTTCATTGAATGTATCAAGGAGAACAGACGTGAAATTCGAACCGGGTTGGCCACCAAATCATGCTACAATTTCTATTTTGCAGACAAAGTGAGGGCAAGTATCCAGTACAACACATTTGAATGGGCCCAGGAAATCATCATTGAGAAAAAGGACACAATCTGCTCCATTCTGGATGGGAATGTCAAGATGGTGTGTGAGACATACCTCATGAATTGTGGAGATGAGGCTGGACTGTCGAATTCCTATATTCATTTCAGCATCTGACTCTCCACCACCAGAAGCAGCAATCATCTCACTTTGATGCCCATAATATGCTAAAAAATTGAAATAGTTCGTTGGCATTATGCGGTTGCATGTGCTAACACAGACAAGCAAAAATGCGTAGTATCACATGGTCACACGGATCTCTGAACCTAAAGTTGACTCAGGTTGACGAGATGGTGTACAAGTTTTCTGTTCGCAGAAATTGGCGGTTCACATCACAATCAACAGTGTTTACTGCCCCCACTTTTGAAAAGGCAGTGACACGGGCGAAGAAAAGTGTCACTGTCACGGGCAAAGTCCGATGGCTTTTGAGAAGCGCGGATTTACCGACAGTGATTTTGTACCACGCAGTGGCATCGAGTGATTTCGAAACAGATCTGATGGGCTGTCGATCCAACCTTGCTATATATGTAGATTGAACACTTTCCTTTGTCAGGGAGCGCATATCACGCTGAAAAATTGAAAGAGTTTGGTACAGATTTGGGCATGTCGACAATACCCTATCCTATCAATATGACCCACCACGTTCACAACAACAATGTTGCCTTCCCGGAAGCTTCGATCGCCGAGCTGTCCGGAATCACCGCTGCCCACAGTGTCATTCTCAACCAGGAAGCCAGGGATGCTGTTCAGTCTGGTGTATTCACTCTGACACCTGTCCTTGCATCGAAGATTGCGATGGAGAGTGCATGTGCCCTGGTATTTTTCCACCTGGATGACGAGCTCATGGTGCTCCTTGTCAACTCCGCTGATGGTCGTGTTGACGGCCCTGGTGGGAAGGTTGACGATGGGGAGACCTCACAGCAGGCCGCCCTTCGCGAGTTTGCCGAGGAGCTGCGCGTTTTCCTTGGGGACATGGACCATCTGGACACCCAGGAACCTGTTTCCATCAGCGTAGGTGGTACCGGTGGGACGATCTCCATCTATGCTGTTTACCATTCTGGAGCACAGCGAGACCGACTCTTTGTCCAGTCGCGGCTTGTTGATTCCAACCTCAAAGAGCTTTCTCAGTATCGCGAACAACTCGCACAACTACTGGAGACCGCTCCGCTGGCTGAGGACGAAGAAACTGCCAAGAAGCTGCGCAAGGACGGTACCAAGGCTCTTTCCAAACTCATGCCGACCGCCCGACACTGTTTTGTCCCGGCAGAGGATCTTGTTAGTTTCGTTGCAGGTGCAACTACCTTTCCTTTCAAGGATTGCAAGGACTACATGGCTTCAACTGCGGTTCCGCGCCTCTTTTTCTGGGATCACTTGGGCGCTGGCCTGACCACAGGTGATACCACGACCTATTTCCGTCCGTACATCATTGCATCCCTCAAGGTTGGACTTGAGAAGCTCATTGCATTTGTCACCAATGTCAGCTATCTGCATCCCTGGCCGAACCGATTGCACTGACTGTAACTTTTGGAACCAAACCTTCTACTATCTATCCATCGATCATGCTTTGTTGGGTCCAGGGGAGGTCCAGACGGAGGTCCAGGGGAGGTCCAGACGGAGGTCCAGGGGAGGTCCAGACGGAGGTCCATTGGTCAACTTACTTGGTGAATGCAATAGAAACTATGTTGCTACCATCATCAAACTGCAATTTAACTTCATTGCGGCTTTCCAGATAGAATAAAAGATCCTCAAAGTCTTCTTGCCATTTGCAACCCATGTGCTTGTGGGCGAGTTGTGAATACTGTTTTGGTGTCAGGATACCCATACTAGCGCCTTCGTGCAGCAGAGCATTGACATGTGGTTCGAATGTTCTCTCCCAGACATTATAAAAGCTCTCCCAGGTCTTGCGATTAACATTTGTCAGGACTTTTGGCGCGGCCTTGAAGCTCTTTGCACCAAATAAGGGACTAGGTACCCCTTTATTTGCAGTCAGTTCTACCTGAATACTGTAATAAATATTCTGCAATAGATCCCATGCTAGATATTTTTCTTTCCGTCTGCGCGGTAGATTGAGACCCAAGTTCCTGTTTAGATGATCGACATAAATCGGACTCATCCGAGCATTCCATCCTTCTGCAAACGCTCCTTGAATCGCATCGATCACACCAGAATGCCCGAATGGATTTTGCATCCTTTCCAGTGTCAGCCGCCCACGTTTCAAGTTCATCTTTTTCTGGATCAATTGCCCCAGCATGATGACCAACCACATGACCTCACGCAGGTGCTCTGGAGCCAGATTATCCAGGATCCTATACTCCAAGCCGAACAACTCACCCTTTTGAGGATCTTTGCGAATATCAGCTCCATAAAACCCTTTCAAGTCCTCTGTACCATCAGTCCAATCCTGTTTCTCCGCGAGCCATGGTATTCTGTACTGAAGTGTATCATAGATTGGTTCATACAGTGGTAGACTTGGTTCAACTCTACGTTCATCAGATATGCCGTCTCTGTACAGATTAGTGCTGACCACATAAGCGTATTCAGAGTTTATGAGACGGTAACTGCCCTCACTATATTTGCCCTCATCTGCAATTGCAAGCATGTCAGGACTTCCATATACTGCCATGATAAGCGGGCTGATAGATTGCAGGGCGACTGCCCAGAGCTGGTGCAACTTATTGAGGTGAACTACTCTCTCATAATGCTTTCTCATCAGCTCTCCTCTAATCTTTCCAAGCGTCTTCTTGTATAGAGATTGGAAATCCTGCAGCATTTTACCGAACTCGTCATTGGGATAGTGTTCATATTCCTTCCTGTGGAGTCTGTACAACTCTGTCCAGTTATAACCTCCCTTTGCTAAGTCATTAACAAGATCTGCCCAGCTTATCATGTCCTTGTTATTATCATCCACAGTTCGTAGTAACTCGAATGTTTCCTCACCCAATTTCAGGATGTACAGTTTCTTGAGTGTTTGAACTATGTCTGGTAGCTCTGTCATCAGTGCATCACTCGCCAAATCCTCACAGTCCTCGCATTCTTCACACTCGAAATCACACTCATCACAACATTCACATTCATCCTCGTTCTCCTCGTCCTCGTCCTCATCCTCGTCATCCTCGTCCTCATCCTCGTCATCAGTCTCTTCTTCTTCCTCATCCCAGTCATGTTCCAATGCAGGCATCATCTTATAACGTGATTCGGACATGAATTTGTGCCAATCCGTGCCTAACAAAGTACTGTTCTTTGGGATGATCGTGATAATTTCTTTTTCAAGGTTGTCCCACATCTCTGATAGGTGAATAAATTCAAAGTCAAGGTTCTCGAAGGATTGAATTGTATCAACTATTTTATCGACAGTGGGGGTCCAGGTGGCCTCCATCCTCTTTTTAACCATTTGCTCAAGATTCTCCACCTCCTCCCGAGTACTCTGTTCAGTGGGCAGGGTAATATTGAGGTGGTAGCTCCCTAGCATATCTGGGCCAATCCACGTTTTACCAGGCTCTCCATCCAGATTGTCAATACGAACAAAGCTGTGTGCTCCTACCTCAGCATATTTCAGTGGTCCATATTTTGCGATGTCCCGCTTCCCTACCTTGGTGATTGAGAGTACCTGGAGCAGCAGTTTGTGTAGAACTTTCAATTCAGCCAGTATGCCAGGTATCGTTGCATTTCTGAATTTTTTGGTAACGAGTTCAATGGAGTCACCAGAATAATTTGGTTCGATGACAGTGTTTAATTTTACAAATTCATGGAGGACATTTGCCAATCTGATGTTCTTATCTCCAGGATACCAAATGCTACTGAGTTCCCTGACAGTCTGCTGAATGCTGGGATTGGCATCCAGCATCGGTTTGAGTGAAGGATAAGAGTTCAGTTCTCTGGTAGCAGTCATAATGTCGAACGTCTGTAGAACGGGGTATTTAGCATTACTGGCAGCAGGACCCATCACGTGCTTGCTCGCCCGTCGATTCTTCCCAGACCGAATTTTATTTATCTCTGATGCAGCCATTCTAGCAGTATCATGTAGCACCGTGACCTCGTGCTCCACACCGATCCCCCAGAAGGGTTCCAGCCTTGAATCCAAGGCTGTCGACACACTTGGGTGGAGTTCCCCCGATGGAACAGGATCCAATTCTGTCATCCAAAGTACCTATATTATATCATACACAAAATACATCACAGACTATTCATTCAGATGGCGACAGCTACAATCGCGGCTAGAACAATGGTCACATACGAAGGGACTGCGAAGAGGACAGCAGCATCATGCTCATCGTGATCGTGGCCATCATGGTCGCTGTGATCGCTAGGTCCAGCGGGGGCAGGAGCGGGAGCAGCGTCGTTAGGCTCTGACGCGGGAGCGGGAGCAGGAGCGGGAGCAGGTGCAGGAACAGGAGAATGAGCATCGCTCACGGTGGCGAGGGCGAGGAGGAGGATTGCAATCGAAAAGGTAGTAGAAAACATGTTGTCAGCAACAAACAACATGTCTAGAAATGTGCATCAATTTTTAAATCAATCTGCTTCTGCAATCGTACAATCCTCGTTCTCAACAACTACACCAGGCTCTCTTTTCTCTTTGGCAGATTCTTCATCGAGGTAATCACCCATCTCTTTGAGCATGGTCATACGGTCCTGTCGACTATCTAGTTTGATACCATGTCCAGCTCTCCGGCGTTTGAAAAACTCATCTATCTTTTCCCTCTCCAGTATCTCCTCAACCGTGGTTGGTCCATACAGATCGATCGGGTCTATGTCGATCTTGCGTGTCAGATTCACGACATTGATGACCAGTTCTGTCTCACCAGCGGCAGTCCAAGGTTCAAAATACTGGCGAACTACCTTAACAACAACATCGCGCTCGAACGCCTCTGGGAATCCGCGCTTCTCAAGGTCATCAATAACCATGTACATCCTCCTCTTATATTCGAGACTGACGCGTGAAAGTCCAAGTGCAAGAGAGACCTGGTCGTTCTTGGTCAACCTTTTCATCCACTCTTTGATATTCTCATCTAGACCTGTGGCTAACAGGAGCCCCGCCTTGGCCTTGCTGATCATTGTGATACATAGACTGATATCAGCCATGCTGGCATCCCCACCAAGAAAGTTGTATGGATGATAGCGTAACAGCAACTCATCTCGTTGTGATAGGACAGAGCTCAGAGTATTCATGTATGATTTGGGAACTCTCCTGGTAAAGTTGGTCAAGCCCTCTGTGATACGATTGTCCATGGCGATCTCATCTTCTGGTCGATCACTATCCAATTCATCTAGATTCAGGGTCTGCTGCCAGAGGCTGTAAATCCTCGCTTCTTTCTCCCCGAAACGGGCAGATATCTTACTCGAGCTACCATTCTTACCCCGTTTGACTGGAGATGCTGGGATGTGGTCTCGGTACGTAATCTGGCTGAAACTAGCATCACAGCCCTCTGCGGGGCACTTTGGATATAATGTCTCGCTGATCACATCATAAATACATTCAATACAAAATTCATGGTCACACCAGTAGCTATGTCCACCAATGTGTATCTCATGATCACATTTGGCACATGTTTTGAGGTTCAAGGTGTAGCGGCTCATGATGTATTCAATCTCTTCGACCGGTTTGTGGATCAGTGACAGTGGATGATAATCTGGATCGAGTGAACTGTTGATACCACAATCAGGGGGAATCGCAGAACGCAATGAACTTGCAGTCGTCATCTATCTACTATGTCTGATGAATGGCAGACATCTCGCACCAAGGATAGACACATCATTTTTCGAAATGGGAGGCACTCCTTAGACCTAGCTAATAGTAACACAATTACAGTAACTGAGACGCGAAAATTCACAAACATTTTGGAGGATTAAAAATAATTTTCCAAACTCAAAAATTTCAGAAAAAAGTGCACGCTACAGCAATGGTAGCTGTTTAAGAGGTGG